CTCCTTCTACTTGTCCATTTTTATATGGTATTTCTCCTTGTAACTTACCAGATTCATAGTAAGATTTCATCATTCCTTCTTCTTTATCATTTTTAAAATTTACTTCACTTATGTAAGACGCAAAACGATTTGATAAAAATTTCAATTTAAAATGATAATTTTATTTAAAAACAAAATGATAAAAATAAAATTTCTATACTAAACAAAAAAGGAGTTTGAATACTCCTTTTAATTTTTTATTATTTATTCTCTTTATCTTGCTCATCTTGCTGTTTTAACTGCTTAAAGAATTTCTTTATAAATAAAGGAAAGGGGAAATTCATCTCTCCTAAATTTTCAATTATACTAATTCCTTCATTTCCTATGACTGAAAATATTATTAATTCCTTAAAAGATAGGGGAATATTAAATAAACTAATTGGAACATTTATAGGAGTTCCTTCTATTAATTTATCCAGTGAAGCACCTATTATAACAGCTAAAATACAAGAAGTTTTTTTTATAATACCTCTAAAAGCCTTTTTAGATGATATTTCTTTCTTATAAATACTCTTTAAATATCCACTTATATAATCAACTATTATAAATGTCATCATTATTTCTAATGATTTGCTCCAGCCTCCTAATAAATATAATATAAAACCAATTGTACCTCTTATAAACCAATGTTCAAATAACCCATTCATCTTCCCCATTTTAATCTCCTAAAGTTTTCCTAATTTTTGCTCCCATTCACTATAATATAGCTTTGCCTCTTCTGTTCTATCAAAGACAGCTTGATTTTTGTATCCTTCATTTCTAAGTTTTTTCTCCCAAAAGACTTCTCCAAACATCCTAACAGCCTTATACATTACCTTTCTAACCCTGTAAGATACTCCATTTTCTTTTAAGATAAATAAAAATATTTTATCAGCTAGTTCTCTATTAATACCTGTTGAATTAAACTTTGAATACAGAAAGTCATGAATGACAGCCGCTTCTGTATTTTTTCCATATCTCTCAAAAAAAGGTCTCAATATAAGAGGTATACTGGCTCCATCTGTTCTAAATCCTGCTGGAATTACTATTGGAAAGTCTTTGATATATTTAGTATAGTCCTCAAGGACTACACTAAATACATTATTAACTTTTTTTAATTTTAATTTATTCTTCATCATTCTCAGCTTCTTCAATATCTATTTTTCTTCCTGTGCCAAATGCATCAGAAAACTTTTGCAAGGCTTTTTCTATTGCTCTTTCTATTGTTTTTCTACTGAAAAATTTTCTTAATAAAATTCTAACTGGATATGGTAATTTATCAGTTCTATATTCAACAAATTTTAATGCTGCCTTAAGTTTCTTTTTATTCTCTCCATACTTAAAGCTTTCCTCTGAAGCAATAACAGCCGCATCAAATAAGTTTATATACTGTTTTCTGTTATAAATAATATATCCTAAAATTCCCCCTGCTAATACTATCCATAGCCATTGTTCTTGATTAAATCCTTTTAAATATGCAATTACTTGGTTTATCATTTCTAATCCTCCTATTTGTTATAAACTGTTTTATAAGGTATTTTCCCTGCTCCTCTGATTTGAAAATGTACAGCATCTACTTTTTTCCATTCTCCACCCCACTCAATATTATATTTCTCTATCAGTCCATGTTTTTTTGCAGTCTCATAGATATCTTTATAATAATGAAGATCTTTTGAACCAGCTTTGTACACTGTTTTTTCAAATTCTTTTATTACCTTTTTCCCATTTACTTCAATTTCTTTTTTTTCCTTTTCTTTTACTAAAACACCTATATCAACGGCATATCCAAGTCCATCAATCTTTTCTTGATGATTTGATTGAATCTTATAGCCATCACAATTTGTTCTCCATGCACCTGGGATAATTCTTCCATACTGATATAATTTGTTCTGCTCTTCAGCTGTTCTCATACCACAGGTTACTTTAAAATCATGAGGACTTAATCCTATTAGCTCTTCTATAAAAGAGACTAGATCAGGATGAACTCCTTTCATCATATTTTTGCTCGCTTGTGACAAACTAAACATTTGCATCACCCCTTTTATTTCCATTCAATAGATTCCAATTCTTCCAAAGATTTAGCTTCCATTGTTTTTGTTGCTATTGCTGTGTACTCCTCTTGTGCAGCTGTTCCTCTTAATATCCATAATAGATATATATGATTAATTTCTCCAAAGGTAAAGGAATCTACTGAATTGTCTTTTAATCTCCAATTTATTTTTAAATTTTGAATTACTTCTGATAATGTTGTCTTATCTTTTATAATTGCTTTTACTTTTTCTTCAAACCCTTCTGGAACTTCAACTTTTAGAAACTTAACAGCTTCTATAATTGCTTTTGGATCATTACTTGTTGTTGCTATATCTATTGCTGATTTTACTCTTAAGAAATTGATTTCATCTGCTTCACCCATCTGAAAGATTTTTCCATTATAATCAAAGTCAGCATAAATTTTATCCAGTAAAACTTGTCTAAATTTTCTTCTTGTAATATGCTTTAAACCTTCCAGGTCTAAATCCCATTTATTAGTCTCTTTATTCCAAAAATGGTATTTACTCGGCTGAGGGGCTTTAACAAGTTTTTTATTTTTTATAAATTCACCAGGTTCTAGTTGAGTTTCTATCCCTTGTTCTATTCTTTCTTCTCTTGTCATTTCCATTAGTTCATTATTCTTGATTATTGGATATTGAAAATTCTTATCTGTTATGAACATATCATCAGTATATTCAGGAAAATAATTAAGTGGATTATTTTTAACATCTTCTAAACTGTTGGAATATACTGAATATTTTAATTCTATGCCTTTATAAAAGTTTATTACATTGCTCATTTATTGCTCCTTTCTAAAATATTCCTAGCTTTTTACGAAGCTGAATAATATTATTTCTTACTTCCATAGGATTAGTTTTTTGTAAATAGTGTTTACTTGTTACATTGCTACTTGTATGATTTGCATAGCTACTAGCAACACCTAACCCAGCTAGATTGTTTATAAGATTTATTGATGTTTTTCTTAAAGAGTGCGGGTATAAGTCTGGAATATCTAGAATTAAGCCCATTTTTTTTACTCTGTTTCTTATAGTCCCCTGACTCATCTTTCTATATTCATCTCTATATTTTGTTATAAACAGCCATTCACTATGTATTCCTGACTCTTCTCTGAATTTAATCCATTCTTTTAAAAGAATTTTACATTTCTCAAAGAAAAAGGCATTCACTATGTAACCTTCTTTTTCTTTAACTCCTTCAAAGTATCCCTCTTCTAGTCTTAATTGCTCCAACTTTAAATTTTGAACCGCTGAAATTCTACAAGCACTGTCTAAAAATAATTCCCATAAAATCCTATCTTGAATATCATACTTTTTATTTTGAAATTTCATAAAAAGTCTAACAGTTAGAATTTGTTCAGTATTTAAAAAATAGTTCTTTCTAATCTTATCTTTTTCAGCAAATTTCAATCTGTCTAGTTTTTTATCAAACGGGTGAAACCTGCATTTATTTCTTCTAACACACCATAAATAAAAACTACTAACTGATGTTGTTTTATTCATTAGAGTCCTTTTACTATTTCCTAAACTCCTGCAATGGTTTCTGTACTCTTCCATAATTTGAGGCATTTCCATCAGTGTGTCTTTACTCAATAAATACCTATTTTTATAATTTTCTTGAAACCATATAAGGAACAACTTGAAATTACTGATGTAAGTAGAATAAGTTGTTTCCCATGTTTCGTAGTTACTGCTTTTGCAGCTATTCAAATACTGCTTATAAATCTCCACATTTTCCTTTTTTAACTTTTCCCATCCTTTTAGTTCCATACTTTGTACCTCCTTCAAATTTGTTAGGTACATTTTATATAAAAGTAAATAGATTGGAAAATCTATCAAATTTTAGAAGTGAAATTATAACAATTAATAGTACTAATGGCATTCTAAACCAATCATTTAAATTAATAGTAGCTGGGAAAATTAGAATAATCAGTTTTATGAATATTTTCGTTAAAAATGATTATGAAACAGATTATATTTTGCCCGATTGGTTTTTAAAAAATACTGAAGATGTTAAAGCTTCTTGTGCAAATGGTACTGGGGGCGCTACTGGTGAAGTTGCAGAAATCCATTTTGAACCTTCAACTAAAAAATTGAAATTTTATCCAGCTCTTAGACAAGGGTTTTCTGGAAATCTACAGCTATCAGGTCAAGTTATTTCTGTCACTAAGGATTAACAATAGCTTATATAACTGCTAATTAATTGTTTTAGCTGGATAGCTGATAGTAAAGTAATAAGCCCCTGCATTATCATCTGCTTCAGATTTTGCTAAATTCCCGTTAGCATACAAGAAAAATGTATTAGATTTAGCACTATTTCTGTAAGAAGCACTAAAATATAGAGTTTCGTTTGGTCTATATTTTTCAGGAATATTAAAAATAGGCGTATTAGTTTTATTAAAAAATGCTGTCCCACTATCTACTATAAGAGTTACCATGCCTGCGATTTTATAGACTTTTATAAAAGTTGCATTTGGGACATACAACCTTTCTCCCTCAAGTTTTGAGAAATTTTCCAATCTCTCAAGAATTGAATGACTGTCCATAGCTATATAATTATTTATATTTGCCGAAATATCCGTATTTGTATTCTTACATAGGTATAATTTTTTTGTATTTTTATCAAAGTAAGTTTTTCCTACTTCTTTTGTTCCTGGTTCATTTAATATCCCACCATAATCTTTTCCCATCATCTGAGTAAACTTATTTCCTTCTAGTACTGTCCCTTCTTCAGCTCCATACTTAACTATTCCATACTGCTCGGCTGAAGCATAGTCTGTTTTATTTACTTTTTTATTCATTCCTTCATTAAACTCTTGAAGTGACACATAACTATGTAAATCAATCTTGGCATCAACTTTTGAACCACTTGTTATATTAAAATAAATTACTATTATAAAAGAATGTGGACTATCTTTCATTAATGGAATATAATCATATTTATCTCCAGCATTAGCATAGGCATAAAGAATTTCTTCACCTTCATTTCCTTGTGCATAAAGTCCAATTTCTCTGAAGATTTTATCTTCTCTTAGCTCAGCATTAGAAAATTGAAGTTCTATAGCTACTATATTTTTTTCATCTCCCTGTATCTTACAACTAGTTACATTAGCTGTCCCCCATACTTCTTTTACATCTGTTAAGAATCTAATCTCATCATTTGAAGTTATTGAACCACTTCCTAACTTTGCTTTTGTAAAAGTTAGAGTTTCGGATAAATTTCCATTTATCTTAGCTTGAAGTTGTTCACCTTTTTTTGTTAGCTTTAAGCCTTCAAAATAACTCATTATTTAGTTCCTCCTATCTTGATTATTTTAGTAAATCCTATCCCTTGAGCAGTATTTAACTTTGAATTTATTCTCATTGTTTGATCTAGTTTAAAATCAGCTTTTATTTCTATTTTTTTCATATTCTCAACTATTGAGGAGTAATATTTATTACTTTTATTATTGATTATTTCAAGTTCCCAATACATCCTTGCCCCAGCCTCACATACTTTATTTAAGTCAGGCATTTTATTAATAACTTTTAAATCATCAATCATATTTACTTTAAATAGTTGGCTAGCTACCTCTTCAAGAGGTCTTGTCTTTAATTTTGTAATTTCTTTATTAGTAAGTTCCCTAGTAAGTGAGAGCAAAAATTCTGTATTAGGTAATCCATCAAGTGCCATTTTTTTTATAATTAATGCTTGTCTATAAGTCTCATCATCTCGACCACTTCTTTTTTCATCGTATCTTTCACCCATAAAATCTAAGAATATCCCTGAACATTTTAATAATGATGTTTGATTTTTTAAATTTTCTATTAAGCTATCTATATATTCAATAACAGGCTTCAAAGTTTTGTATAATTTAATTGTATTTTCTTTTTGAAAATGCAAAGGTAAACCCTTTATAACTTCATCAATCATGATATTCTCCCAGCACTTTTTGGTATTTCATTAAAGTTTAATTGAATTGAATTACTCCAAATAAGAGTATTTTTTTTTCTAAACTTTAAGTCAAAATCTGTATATTTATAGTTTTTATTATAAAGATATTCATATAAGAATGTTCCATTTGATAGTAAAGTACCTATTCCAGCTTCATTAATATACTCATCAATTAAATTTTTGATTTTCAATTCATCAGCACTTTTTATATCCAATTTATATTCAATTTCTGCTTGAGCAGGTCTATCAAATCTTATAGTTTCAAAATGATCAGGTACAGATGTTGGAACATTTACCTCAACATTTCCTTTAGTATCTGGAGTATGAATGTGCATATAAATAGCATGTGCTATTTCTTCTTTTATTCCTCCATCTACAACTATCCAAATGCTTTTTGGAGAAAGTCCAAAGCTGTCTATATTCATTGTATTGTTTCTTATCCCATTAGCACTTTTTACGCCAGGTAATTTTCTTATAGCATTTAAAATAGGTAATAAACTCCATTCACCTTTGCTATTACCAGCTAAATATCTTTTTAAATACTCATAATCAGTTTCAGAAGAAAGCCCACCTTCTCCAATTTCAACATTTTGTACATCAACTATTGATGCTGGAGCTTTTATAACTTTTTCAATTTTATTAATTTGGATGTTTCCTTCCTCTCCCTCGAATAGACTTTGAAATAGTATTGTTTTAGTCTTTGAAGAGTCTACTTCAAATCTTTCTATATTTTCATATTTCACTCCATTTTCAGCTTGTATGATAATGTCTCCTTGTAACACATCTACAAAATTAGTTGCTGTAACTTTACAATGTACTTGAGCTTTTGTTCCAAATCTTCTAGGAAAAAAATATAACAAATTGTCTAATTCCTCATTTTGTGCATTGTATATATTTAAACCCCTTGCTATTGAAATTGCTTTATCTTCCAAATAAGAACAAAGATATATGAAAGGTGCTACTAATTTATAGTAATCTCCAGTTGGCTCAACATTGAAATCACTTCCAAAATTTTCTTTTTTTTGTGCTTCTTTTTGTGCTAATCCCATAAGTCCTTGAAAGCCTTTTGTTTCAAATTTATCCACTGATTATCACCTCTTTCTCTATATTATTATGTTTCTTATGTGTTATATATATTTTTGCCTTTAAAGTTCTTTCTGCTTCAGAAATTATTTGATAACTAACTGTTTCTATTTCGGTCCTATACCATTCTTGTAACTTTCTACAAATATGTTCAAGTTTATATTCAGCTACATCCTGTTCATTTATTATTCTTATATCAAGCCCTAAATTTTCATCATAAAAGCACTCAATTGAATATATTTTTAAAGAATTTACTACTCTCTGCCAGAACTCATCTATTCCTGAAATAGTTGAAAATTTAATATCTCCATCATCCATTTTTATAGCTTCCATTATGCTACTCCTCCACTTATTTCAGTTCCTTTTGCTACTCCTAAATGTTTATGTTTTTTCAAACTCTTATCTCCAGCAGTAACATCTTCAGATGCTGCAACAGAACCTTTTGTAGATATGTTCCCAGTTTGTGTTGTATTTCCTTTCTGAGTAGTATTCCCATTTATCTCAACATTACCTTCTTGCTTAGAATCTCCTTTCAAATCAATGTTCCCTTCTTCTAATCTATCTCCAATAATTCTAATATCCGAAGGAAATTCCAAACTTTCTGTAGCATTTGGAATTGTGAAAGGTAAAATAAAACCATTATTTAAGTTATTCCTTCTATTCGAATCCATAACATCATGGGATCCTTGACTTATATATGAAGAAATATCAAAGGTTAAAACAAAATATGGCATTATATCCCCTTCTTTAATATTCCAATCAATATGATCTTTATTATCTCCAAATAATGCCACTGGAACATTACGAAGTACGGGTAGAGCAACCCCATTTGGACTAAACAAAGGCTCAGCATCTACAAATCTACCCTTTCTTATTTTTTGTATTTTTACCAGAATTATCCTTATGTTTTCCATCATCTTTCATCACTTTAACTCCTAATTTCATATTCCAGCTATCACTTAGCGTAATGTTTACCTCTTCCACTTGCATAAATCCACTTACATCATCACTTTCAATGTATACAACATCACCTTTTTTTATATAGTGGATTGGAAAACATTCAATTGTATAGTCATATTTATTACTCTCTTTTATAGTTTTCTTTTTTTGCTCATTTTCCCATTTATCATCTTTTTTACTCTTTGCTTTTTTATTATCAGATTTTTTATTTACTTTCACTTCTTTTTCTTGCTGTTCAACAGCTTCAGGATTATGAATCAACCCACTTCCAAAGCTTAAATAAATCGCTTGATCTTTTTGTTTATCTGTATAGATATAAAGATCATCACCTTTTAAAGTCATTTTACTCTCTGAGTCTTGAACTAATTCTCTTAACTCTTGAAATCCTTGACTATAGCAAGTAAAACCATTAGTGTAAATTTTATCTTTATTAAGTTCCATAGAAATAAGATTTATTCCCATTTCTTTAGTAACTTCTTTTATTGCTTCAGATATTCTAGTATTCCCATCTAAACTAATTGAAACTATCTTACTACTATTTTTAGTTCTCTCTGAACAAGTCAACTCTTGAATAAATGAAGAGCTTTCTTTTATTCTTTTCTTTTTTATAACTTCATATTTTGAATAATAGCCAATATCTTCAGCATAACCAAACCAAAGTTCTATCTCACTTCCTATTTCTATATCTTGACTTAAATTATATATTTTGAATGTTCCTACTCCTACTTTTCCTTCTTCTCCTGTTTTTACATCAACATCAAATTTTAAACCATCATTATTATGATCATCTAGTTTTACACCATTTATAATAAGATAAGAATTTCGTGGAAAAATAGGTCTATTTGCTATAAAATCCATTAATCCTCCACTAAAAGTTCAATTTTATCAATATTTTCATAATCAATTTTTACAGCTTTTCTATCTAAAGTATTAGGAATGATATATTTTTGAGGATATTTTTTATTAAAGTTTCCTTTTTCATCAACTAATTTATTAAACCAAAGTGGGATCCCAAATAGAATTGGTTCATTTGGATATATTAAATTATCATCAATATCATAAAGTGTTACATATACTCTTCTATCATAAGAATTATATGTAAATTCAAATTGAAAGGTTGCCCCTGCAATAGTTACATCAGTTATATATGGAATTGATTCTTTCATTATATTTATTTTCATTTATATACTCCTAAGATTTTATGGTAGTTTTATATGCTCACTTTGTAGATCTCCTTCCCAATCTTTTGCACTTGAACTTTTACTTTTAGTAGTAACTTTTGTATTTTTTTTAGCTTTTACTATCGTTTTTATTTTTGTCTTATTTCTAACACTTGCTTTAGCTTTTGGGCTAGGTGAAGGAATCATAGAAACATGAGCGATCTTTACTTCTACCAATGAAATAGTAAATTCTGTATAATATAATGAAGTTATAGTATTTTCTATATTTGTTATAGCCATATTCTTATATAACTTAATCATATACAAGTCCACAAGTTCTCTTTTATTTCTAAGTTCAAGAACTTTTTCAAAAATTTCTTTGTGATTAGAACCTACAATTTGAACTTTAAATGATAACTCTAACGGATTTTGTGTTATGTTATCAGCTATTTGAGTTCCATCATCAATTGGAATTGTTGGAACATCATTAGAATAGCTTTCAGATATTCCAGATACTAATTGAAGTTTTATATTTCCCAATAAAATTGGTGGAGTTTTTCTTAGATAATTATCAATTCGGTTAGAAACTGAATTTACATTATTTAGAAAACTACTTACTTTACTCATAATATTTGTGATTGAAAACATCTATATTTCCCCTTTAGCTATTTCATTTTGTAACATCAAATCCTCTAATTTTTCTACTATCATTTCTCCAATTCTATTCCAATCCATTTCTTTTGTTCCAGACATATTTACAGTAAGATTTAATATGATTTTTTTATCAGACTTATTAGAATTTTTTGTATTTACTGAATTACTTGTATTAGAAAACTCATTACTTTCAGCACTTGAATATGCATTATTTTCTTCAGCTGTTAGAACTCTTTCACCTCTGTGAAGCTCAGCGATATAGCCATCAAAAGGGACATAGTCAAGTCCTGTTTTATGAGTCCCATCTATCATAGGGCTATTTGTATTTTTTTTCTCACTATCACTAAAAAACCAAGATATTCCTGGTAATGATTTTATTTTTTCACCTAAACCCGAGAAAAAACCTTTGATGTTTTCCCAAATTTTAGCAACATAATCTAAAATAAAATCAAAAGCTGATGCTGCAGTTGACTTCATTGTCTCCCACACTTCTTTTAATTTATCTATTAAGTTAAAAAATACATCAACTACTTTATCTTTTATTCCTATAAAAAAATTACCTATATCAATTATTTTGTTATATAAATAACTTCCTAATTCAGCAAATTTTGCTTTTATAAGATTCCAGTTTTCTATTATCAGTTTTCCAACAGTAATAATTAAACCTATTGGACTAAGCCACATAAATATTTTTTTACCAATATCCCATAATGCTTTAGCAAAAGCTTTAATTTTATCCCATAATGAAGATAATTTAGCCTTAATTTTTTCCCAATTTTCTATTAAGAGTTGTCCTAGTTTTATTATTAAACCTATCCCTGAGAAAAATAAAAATACTTTGACAAAACCTTTTATCTTATCCCAAAGTGAAATTAATTTTTCTTTTACAAGATCCCAGTTTCTATATAATAAAACACCAATGGCTATTACAGCTCCAATTGCAAGCATAATTGGATTAAAAGAAAGAGCTGCTAATGCAGTTTTTAAAGCTCCTATTAAAACTATCACCTTATTAATTACAAAAAGACCAGCTATTGCACTTGCTAATGGAATTAAAATTTCTTTCCACTTAACAATAAAATTTATTATTTTTTCTCCCCATGAAATTAGTTCACCAAAGATACTAGATAAATTTTCTGCCCATCTAGTAAATGTTCCATCTTCTTGAAATTTTACTAGTGTATTAGCTAATGGTATGATAACTCTATCTCTAAGAATTTGAAATGGAGAGTTTTCAACTATATCACCAAATTCATTAACTCCTGCAAGAGTTGAAAGTGCTGATTTAGTTGCTCCTGATATAGTTGATAATCCTCCCTTAAATGTTTTAGCTTGTTTTTCCATTGCTCCACCAAAACGAGAGTCCATCATTTCAAATAAAGTCTTATTAAATAACTCTAAGTCATTAATTTGCCCTTTATTATTGAAAATTTCTAAGCCTTTGCTTTTACCAAATTCAGCGATCATATTCTTAGTAATTCCAAATTCTTTTAATCTTTCAAGTTCTCCAGTTCTTGCATCAGCAATAGCTTCAATCGCTTGATCAAAACTTTTCCCCATTCCTGAAGCCATATCTCCAATCATTTCAAGATATGTTCTGTTAGTTGTTTTTAAAACTCTATCTCCTTCAATTCCATAAGATTGTAATTTCGTCATCCCAGAAAGAACTTCATTTGTTTCAAATGGAGTTCTGTTAGCAAATCTGCTAGCCCATGCTAGTTTTCTTCTTGCCATATCAGAATCTTTCAATACAGTTTCAAGTGTATTTCTATACTGTTCAATATTTCCAGCACCATCAATAGCGGTTTTTATTGTAAAACCTGCTGCTAATGCTGTAGCTATTCTTTTTAAGACACTTAGAAGTGTACTTGCTTTTTCTTTACTTTTTTGAAATTGTTGCTGGGCATAGTTCCCAAAATTTCCTAAACTTCTCCGAAGTGAAATAAAACCATTTCTTATTTTCCCAATAGCAGGAAAGTTAGCTGTTATTTTAGCTTTCAAGGCATTAAAAGTTGTACTAATCTTATTTTTAAAAGCAACTAAACTTTGTTTTACTGAACCAATAGTGCTTTTTAGATTCTCAAATGTTGAACTGACACTATTTTTAAAATTTGACATATTATTCTTTAAATTTCCAATTTGAGAACTAATTTGATTTAAAGTAACTTGTCCATTACCTACAACTTTAAAAACCAATGATAACTGTTCTAACATTGCTAACCCTCCTTTCTAATTTTTATTTTTTCTTTTTGCATAATCAGCCCAAGCTAATTGTAAAAGCATATATTCTTCGTAACATAGATCTTCAACAGGCTTTTTATAGTATGGAATCTTAGATTCAAAACAAACATCAAATCTTCCTTGCTTAATTTTCCTTATTTTCTCCAAAGTTTTTAATGAATAAAAAGGGAGTTTGTTGAAATTCAGTTATAATCACTGTAATAGTTTCTAAAGCTTCTTGATCCATATTAAAAAATTCTATGTCTCTAGCTTCCATAGGCTGAGCTATAAAAGTATTCAATAATTTCTTACCTATTGCTAATTCATCTTTTTCAGATGAAAGCTTAAAAAATGTATCTGTTGAAACTCTTTCAATTCTAAAAGGTCTCTCTATTGTCTTAAAATCTTTTCCTGTCATCATCAAATTAAATTCTAAAACTCCTAAACCCTCAGCTTTAAAAGTTATATTTGATATATTCTTATCCTCTATTTTTTTTAGAAATTCTTTATTTTTTAATTCTTGTTGCTCTGTTTTATTTATTTTATTTTCCATTAGTTTATTGCCTCCTTAACACCTACACATACAAGTTTAAATTCTCTTGAATCAGATTCTCCATCATTTGCCAATTCACTTTTATTTACTCCAATTTCTTTTATTGTTACGCCTCTACTATATTTAGAAATTGAACTATCTTTAAAATATCCTGAACCAGTTATTCTGTTCTCTGAAGCATCTAAAAGTATTTTTTCATCTTCAGTTCCACTTGCAACAGTAATAGTTATTTCAAGATTTGGATCTGGACTATATAATATTCTTCTCTCTCCATAAATACTTTTATCAGATGACTTATATTGGTCTTCAGGAGCCCCAACACTCAGACTTCTAAAATTTTTAAAAGTATAACCATTAAAAATAAAAATTTTTTTACTTAAATCAACCATCATTCCTTACCTCCAATATCCTTATTAGTTTTCATTAATGTTAAATCAATGAAATAAGCCCAGTTTCTAAGTCTAAAAAGTACTTTTGGTCTTATAAGTCTAAGCCCTCTTTCTGTTGCTGTCTGAGTCACAGGAAAAACTGTATATTGATATTTGCCATTTAATTTAGCAAGTAAATTATTAGCTCCCATTTCTTCCATAACATTGTTTAATGTTTCTTCTAAAAAGGCATAGCCTTCCTCATCTTGTGGAAATCCTTTTTTTATCATTGCTTTTTCTAAATTTTCATTTAGGTTTACAATGATGCAATCAATAGCAGTTGTGTCATCTAAATAAGTTCCATCTGTTGTTTTCCCGCCATTAGCTGTAATATAACCTTCTGATGTTCTTTTCTCTACAAATGTAATATTATTTTTTGTAAGTTCAGGCTTCTTAGCTAATTCAGTGTCTGCTGTTACTCCTTGTAGTTCTATCATTGAGCTTCTGTATCCTGCTCCTTTTGTTACAACTACCCCAGCATAAGCGGCTGCTTTATATTCCTTATCTGCTTCATCTTTTTTTAAATTCCAAATGGGTACTATCCTATCAGATTTCAAATTGTCAGCTATTGGATAAGTCTTTACTTCTGCAATATAGATTTTTCTATTTTCAGTTAAAAATGAACTTACAGCTTTCATTGTTTCAACACTATCAAATGTTGTTAAAAGTGCATACCATTCTCTGTCTAAATTTTCATTTAAAACTTCTTTTAACTTATCCTCAATTTTTTCTTGCCCACTTGCAGTAATTCCAACTATTCCAAAGAAGTCAGGTTTTAATATATTCCCATCCCCATCCCTTTGTCCTAGAAACTTCTCCACTAATTTATACACTTTTGAATTATTTCCAAAACTATCAGCAACATCTTTAGAATTCATATAATATTTAAAATCTGCATTCTTATCATTTGTAACTATAAGAGTTTTATTTAATGAAGCAATTGTCAAATTCAATTCTTGTTCTAATACTACTTTTATCGGTTCTCTATATACTCCCATTATTCTTTCCTCCTTGCTATCCTGCTTTTATTTTTATTATTTACCAATAATTCTATTTCTTTTATTAATTCAAGTTCTCTTTCTTTTGTTACTTTCATATATTCAAAAACTATATCAAAAGTACAACGATACTCATACTCTGAATTAATTAATTCATTTAATGATTTTATTTCACTACTTTTTACTACTCCAGCATCTAATCTATTGATCTCTCTTCTCGCATTGAAAAGGATTAATTCTCTCAGTTCAATTGCATTTTCTAATGTTTCTTCTTGAGTTTCAGAATATATGTCAAATTGAAGTCTTGCCATTATTCTATACTCAGTTGTTTCAAGATATTTTTCATCTTGTTTTATATATTCTCTCTCTGTATATCCTCTAAAATCAGCACTATTTATATTTAGCACTTGGTAAGTAGCATAAGGCTTTTTAGGAACCTTTGTAGTAGTAAAAGCTGGTATAATTTGAATGTTACTCATTTTATTGAGTAATTCAATTATAATTTTAATCATCTTTTGTACTCCTCTTTAAAATATAGCTTTTTATATCAGCTAGATAATCAAAGTCAGTTATTTCAATTATCTTAAATTTTTCATCTCTTAAAATAGCAATATCCCCTTCTTTTAGTTTCTCTTTTGTAAATAATTCCATATCTTTTAAAGTAATTTCACCTTGAGGATAATATTTCAAAGTATCAGATGAAACAGGCATATATACACCTTTTATAATCTTTTCTTTCTCTTCATTATCTATATATTTCCCTTTTTCCCATCTTCCTTCAACACTTGAAATAATTTTTATATCTGTTTTATGCTTACTTAATAAAATAACTTTATCCATCTTATACATCCTTAAAATCTGACAAATATTCTATTGTCCCATTTTCATTTACTATTTGATACCTAATCGCAGTTATTAAATACCCTGCATCTATTAAAGGTTTTGTATTTTCTTTTTTTCCTTTTGAAGTTTTCATTTTTAATGTTTTTATGGAATTAGGAGTTGCCCAATTTTTAGCATCTTGAATACTGAGAATTATCATCCCTCTTATAGTTTCCCCTATTATCATTAAAGCTTCTTTCCCACTTAACTCCCCTTTAAAAACTTTATTAGGTGTTTCTTTTATTAACCTTGAAATAGAGTTCCTATTGCTATCTAAGGCATTTCTCATAAAAGGACGAGCTGGAATATCAATAGTTCCAAATTCATTGTATATAGCATATTCAAGGATAGTTGTTTTCCCATCTTCTCCTGTCAAACTCTTATCAATAGCCAATATTCCAATTTCTACTTGATGTTTTGTTAAATATTCAATTTCTTTCAATGCTTTTGTTATCATATTCCAACAATCCCAAATAAATCTCTTATACCTCTAATAAAATTATCTGATTGCTCAATTTTATTTAAAAAAGTATAATTTATTCCCCTTATACCATAAGATTTTAATCCTTCCTCATTTGTTATAGTCTCTTTAATTGTTGAACAAATAAAAAGAAGAATATCTGAAGGAATTTCATCATACCCAGCAATATATTGAATTTCAACATAAGAATTTTTAGAAATTATTTCATCAAAAATTACCTTTCTGTTAATATAACTAAATGGAAGTATTTTACAGCCCATATTAACGTTCAAAACCTGTTCAATTTCTTTTTCTGGGAGAAATACGTAATTTGTATTGAGTCCACCAACTAAACTCGTTATTTTGCTTTTTAATAGCTTATAACCTATAACTCTTTCAATTTTAAGAATCACACTATTTATATAAAATTTTAAAAGCTCTTCATCTTCTATTCCTGTAAGGCTTTTAGCTATATTTAAGTCATATCCTAATTCTTTATCCATCGCTTACTCCTATTTTTAGCTCCTGATATAGAAATACCAGGAGCTTTTTTATTAGGCTTTTTTCACTACTTTTACAAAATATTCAGGAAGTTGTACTCCAACACCTACACCTTTTTCCATATAATATTTAGTTAGCCCTTTTGATGTTATTTGATCTTCTAGTTTCATAGTCATCTTTGGATTTTCTATTCCCAAAAGTCCTTCTTTAACATTTCCAAAAACCATAACTGGATCTGTTACTGCAACTGCTTCTTTTAATGTTTTTAATCCAGAACCTTCTGACTCTACTAATTCAACAGGTCTTGACATTAATGTTCTTGTATTTCCTGTATTTAAATCTGTTATGTAAAAATCTTTGTTAGTATTTTTTAATTTACTAATTTGTTGCCATGTTTCTCTTCTTATATACCAGTTTGATTCTTTAGCAACATCAGTAGGAATTGAATAATAGATATCTATTATACTTTCTATAAATTTTGCATCATCAGATGTATCAATTTCTTGTTGATTTGTTACAGCAGTATCTTTTAAAATTCCTAATGGCATATTTGTACCACTTCCATTGAAAACAGAATCTGCTAATTTCAAGCCAAGAGCATATTCCACTCTCTTTAATAAGAATGTTGCATAACCAACATAATTTGTTGCTAAAAGCTTATTTGTAACAACAGGTAAAGCATATAATTGAAATATATTTACAGTTATATTTTCAACTTTTGTTACAGCAGTGTCTTTTCTTTCTTCAACTTCTCCTACCCATCCAACTTCAGGTAGACCTGCCATTTCTCTTGGAATTGTTATTCCAGCATCATCAGTAGTAATAAATGTTATATCTTTTAGAACTGGATTAGAATCTTGTATTCTTTCTAAAATCTTTTTTACTATTGTTGTTGTTACTATTGCTTTTCCTGTTGTAGAACCTGTTTTACCATCTCCAACTACCATGTCTTCAAATTCTAATTTGCTGTCTTCATTAAAGACAATTTCACTTTTTTGACCATTATCTTTAACATTTAGTAGCATTGCTTTAAATTGAGTTGCATCATCCACTTCTTCTTCAGTCGCTTTAAAATCTGCTTTCAATCCTTTTAATACATCATTCAATTCATTGATTTGCTTAGAAAAATTTTCCTTTAAATCTTTTTCTAAACTATCTTTTAATCCATTGAATTGTTCAGTAAGCTTTGAAAATTCGACAGGTAATTTTGCTATTTCTTCATCTGTCCCTGCCTTTAATAAATCTGCTTTAAATGTTTCTAAAATTCCTGTAAATAATGCAATTAATTCGTCTTTTTCCATTTTATTTCCTCCTATATTTTCTTCTCCAAAAACTCTTGTCACTTTACTTCCTGGAACTGCTGCCTTAGGTGTTAAGCTTCCTTCATAAGCATCAAATTCTAAGATATCAATGTAATATTTTCCATCTTCAACATAGTCTTTAAATTTTGTCATAACTCCACCAACAGACATTTCAAATTCTGCTCCTAAGTCCTTCATTAATGAGTAAACTTTCATTGCTTCAGGATTTATATATGCTCCATTTTCATCTTTCTGTAAGTGAAATGTTCCTTCTACTTCAAAGCCTTCTTTAGTTTCTTTCCCAATTAAGGTTCCAATTGGGATCAAGGAACCTTCATGGTTATATTGTAAAAATAATTTTTTGCCATCATTCTTTTTCATACTTCCAGTTTTAAATCGGTAAATACCTTTTGCTATATTGTCTCCTTGCATATTAACTAAAAGTCCTTTGAATTTTCCTTTAGAATTTTCATCTTCTTTAAATTCTGCAAGATTACACTTAAAATTTAAAACTTCATCAGAAAATTTCATTTTATATTTCTTTATTTTTGACATATTATCTCCTTTTATCTAAAAACTACTTTACATCGGCAATTTATAACTTCTGATGCTGGTAAACCATCTTGATGAGGATGTTCAGCTTCTACCCCATCTTGTAAAGACCATTTATAATCTATTGGAACCCACTCACCATCTAATGCTCTATGATTTTCACGATGTGTTTTTTGCCCACCAATATGTACCCATCTTTTTTCTTTCATAATTTTTTTTGACATCTCGTAACTTGTGCTATTAACACTCTTACTAGTTTCAGTTCTAGCTATTGTAGTAGCTCTTTGTTCTGTCATTCCATTAATACTTTTAACCAACTCATCAACTAAATCTTTTTGTCCTAATCCAGCTTCTTGTCCATCTGTAAGCACTTTATTTAAGATTTGTTTTGTAGTATTAGTCATCTTTTGAGCTTGTTTTCCTGCATTTTGTTGATTCCAACTTTTCAAAAAATAATCTCTTATACCTTTTATAGTTTTAGGTTTTATTGTTTTCTTGTAGATATTTTGAAAGCCTTTAAAAGTCTTTTCGAATGTATATACATAAACAACTTCAAGTCCTTTTCTAAGCTTTTTCAAAAGCCATTCATAATCAATATTTATAATCATTTTTAAATCGTAAGCTTTTGAATTATCTTCAATAATCTTTTCTCTTAGCTCAATAAATATTTTTTTGATTATTTTTTTATTTCTAGCTGTTAACCTTTTTTCTAATATTTCAAACTCTTTAATTATTCTAGTTTCTCTTTTCATATGTCCTCGGTACTTTCCTCTTTATCATCAATTGGATTTGTAAGTTCTTCTAAAGTCATATCTCCACTATTTACTAAAAGAACATCACCACCTTCAACATCTCCTAAACTAAAATCAGTTAATAAAGATACTATTTTTCTATATTCATTTATAGTCAATCTATCTTTCAAAGGTTCAAGTTTTGTTATGACATCTCCAATGTCTTCTTTAAGCTCGTCTGCTCCACTTAAATCATAATCAATAAATTCTCCACTTTTTAAATAGTCAGAAAATAAATAATTTAACCAACTTTTTAATTTATTGAAAAATGGAATAACAGCTTCACGATAGAGTTCTTTTTTAGCTTGCTTTCTGTTCTGATATGTACTTTCTCCACCTCCAACAAGCTCGGCAGGAACTCCACTTGCTAATGCTGCTCTTTCATGTGCTTTTTGCTCAGCAGTAGACCAATCACTGTCAATCGGTGCTCTTGAAGTATCTTGATACTTCAATCCAGAACCAAGTACAATAGGCTTTCCTGCATTGTCAGAACCACCATAATGTGCTGAATATCTTGCTTTTATTTCTTCTCTATCTTCTTTGTCTACAACTCCCTCAGTCTGTAAAATTCCTCCTGGTTTTCCAAGATTTTTAGCAAGACTCCAGTTCCATTTCCAAGCCTGTTCACTATATGCTCCATACATAGCCATAGAATTATGCTTTGTATATCCACTTCCTATACTACTAGAATTTATCCCATCTATTATATTCAAATAGTTTGGACTTCTTATCCACATATAGTTTTTTAATTCATCTCCTACAATTGATCTATATGGATTATTTATTCTTATTTCCCTTATTCTTCTACCTTCAAAATAGACAGTAAAATTTGAAGGGGAATGAACATATAAGTCAGGTCTTAAAGAAGGGATTCCTTTTATAACTTCTAAAAGAACTCCATTATCACTGCCTTCTAACCATACAAGGAGATAATCAAGAAAATCTTGAAAGGAAGTATTAGGATTTATCATATTGAACAAATCATTTAGCACATGTTCTTTAACTAAATCCTTTCCTTTTCCATCTTTTGTCTTTTTATAAACTGCCATAGTTATATTTTGACAAGCCTGTATTTTTTTGGACATTGGAAGCATAAAAGCTGCTTTATATTCTATATTTGCTGTATAATCAGATGGATTAAAATTTACATTATCATCTGTCATAACTGAACAGTCCTTAAAGAACCATTTCTTTATCCATTCTCTAACACTCATAAACATACTTTCCTTTTTTCATGTCATTTGAAAAAGCATACCTTGTTGCATCTATACTGTGATTATTCTTATCTTCCAAACGAGGTAAAGCATTCCCATCTCTATCAGTTGCATAATCTATCATTTCAAACTCACGAGAAATATTTGGCGTTCTTTTAGGATCAATTACTATTGCTTCCAAATCTGCAAGCCATTTTTCTCCATACTCAACACTTCCAGCTCCTTTTTTAGCTCCTGAAGCACTGATGTCATATTCTCTAAGTTCATCTATACTTTTAGGTTCAGCACTATCACACATAACTAATTCATCATAATTCTTTGATATGATAAAAGTTGCTAGTTCTCTATTTTTTATTCCTACTCCAAAAAATTCATCAATAGCATAGATTATTCTCTTTTTCTTATCATATCCCCAACGAACAAATGCCATTGGATCAACTCCATACCCCCAGTCAACTCCATTTCTAAATCTATCAAGTCCTTTTATTTCTTCATTGCTAATAGTTCTAATTTCCAAATTATCAAAAGGAACTATTCCATTTCCAATAGGTTCTCCTAAGTATGTATGCTTGTATTTCATAGGGTTATTTAACTTTACTGCTTCAGCTCTTTTTACAAAATCATCTGAAATAAATGGATTGTCTAGATAAGTTGAGTGATGTACAAATATTTCATCATCTTCTTTAAAAGTATATTCGTATTTTTTATTTACCCAATTATGCTTCATTTTTGGTGGGTTATATGAGAAAAAACCTTTATACCTTAAATTATCTTTTAACTTTCCTCTATATATTGAATCAAGTACCATTTCTACTTCATCTTCATTTTTAAATTCAGCTAATTCCTCAAACCAATATTCTGTAATTGGAAAACTTGAATCAACTATTGATTTACTTTTTTGTGGATCATCAACTCCCATAAATATAAATTTATTTCCTCTCTCTGTGTATCTGATTTCTAAAGGACTTAACTTATATTCAAAATAGTCTTCAACTCCTAATTGCTTAATTGCCCATTTTATTTGCTCATAAACAGACTTCTTTAAAGTTTCACCAACTTTTCTAATACAAACTATATTTAGAGGATTTCTAATTAAATCAAGTGTCAACATTAAAGCTATATTACTTGATTTAGCGGATCCTCTTCCGCCTTTACAAACTATTTTTGTGTACTTATTACTTTTCCAAGCTTTATAAACTTCATGAAATTTTGGTGTTAATACTTCTGATACTTGTTTAATTTCCCTTTTTTTCTTAGAGATTATCAACTATCAACACCCCTCTTTCTTCTTCAATTTCCTTCTTAGCTTGTTCTTTTTTCTTTTCATTTCTTGCTGTTACTTTTTCTACAACACTTGCAACTTTAACCAAAGCATCAGCAGTTTTTGGATCTTTGAATTCTTGAGGATTTTTAGAGATTTCTATTAGTATTTTTTTATGTGTTTCATCGAGTAAATCAACTACATCATCTAAAGTCATTCCAGCTAATTTTCTAGCCTCTTCAAACTCTTCCTTGTTATCTTTGATCCAACGATAGATAGTGCCTAATGATTTTTTTAGAGCACTAGCTATTTCTTTTGCTGTTTTTCCTTGTGCATATAGTTTTTTAGCTTTTATCAACTCTAAATCCATAAAGCACCTCCATTTTTGTTTCTATATTGTTATAACTTTTTTCTTTTATAAATAGTTGGAAATCTTGGAAAAATATAAAGAAAATAAAAAAAGACTGGTTTTTACCAATCTTTTTACTATAAATTATATTAAACTTACTTGATATATTTCTTTCATATTTGGAGTATGATAAATAAGAACATTCTTTTTTACTAAAAATGCTATAGCATATCGAATCTTTTCTAATGTAACATTTTCATCTATACTTTCTTTTCCTTCTATTAATTTATTAAAATAAATAGGAACAGTATATTTTTTATTGTCATCATATGTTCTATGCATAATAGGCGAAAGTAAAAGTTCTATTTCATTTACAAAAGTAAAGAAATCGTCAAAATATTCTATCATATATGTTTTATCTTCTCCACTCATAACTTTTTGAGAAACTTCTTTTATTTTATCAAAAAAACCTTCTAAGAAAAATATAAGTGAAAAAAAATCACGATTATCGGGATTAACTTCAAATATTTTTTTATTTTTATAAAAAAATTCAAAAGAAATTAATTTTCCATATTGCTGATTTTCAATTCCCAAATTAATGGGATCCTTTTTAGAATAAACAGTTACAATTTTTATCCCTGCTGTAAATAAATAAGTAGTTATTCCTAGAAATTCATAGAGTTTTGATTTTTTTAAGTCTTTTTCTATTGAAATTTTCTTTTCCTTTTTTAAATAATTTGCGGTAAAAAGCATCCAAAATCCTCTTATTGAAATAGCAAAAAATAATTCAGCATTCTCTAACTTTGCAAATTTGATTTTTTCAGATATTTGTTTTTCACTTAAAGAAAAAATATTTTTACTAGTATGTTTTACTTCTATAATATAACTTTTTCCTTTTTCATCAATCACTTTATAGTCAACTGTATTTTCATCAGAAATTTGTGAAATACTTTCATCATATGCTACAATTTTTTTAAATTTTTTTGTTAAATATACTGCTAATATAAACTCATATTCTTTATGTTTTCCTTCTATTCTTTTTTGGAAACTTTCTAAATCAATATTTAAAAAATTAGCCAATTCTTTTTTAGCTTCTTCATTCAAATCTATTGATAATTTATCAAAAGCTAAAAGTTTTTCAAAATCAGACATTTACATTCTCCTTTTTTGTTAAAATAAACTATAGTTCAATTCTTTTTTTACTTGGCGAGAGCTTTTAAAGATGCTATCTTTTTCTAATAATTCAAGACTTTCAATATCTATACGCCAAGTTCCTTTCACATTATTTTTAATATATTGCCCACCTAAAAGTCCTCTTTTACAGTAGTTATAAACTGTTTCCGTGCTAACTCCCAATCTTTTAGCTACTTGAGCAACACTCAAATATTTTTTAGACATCCTTAGCTCCTCCCTTCTCTATGAAATATTAGAACTTTATTTTTATAAATTCAATAACTCTTTTTTCTTTTTATCGAATTCTTCTTGTGTGATAATTCCATTATCTAAAAGTTCTTTATATCTTTTTACTTCTGTTATTGGATCATTTGTATTTTGTACATTAGAGTTATTAGCTTGATTTTTTTCATTTTCACTAACAATTGAAGCTAGTATAGCAACTATATCTTCAGCTTGTTGTTTTGCTACTCTATACACAAACCCATCTTTTTTGAACTCAGTTGTTAATAATTCAATGTACTCAGATGGAACTATCTTATTATCTAAGACAATTTTTACTTTCAAGCTTTTAACAACTTCTTTAACTTTTTTTCCACCAGTAAGTCCTCCAACTACTGCTCCTATTCCACCAAAAAGTGCTCCCCCAACTATTGCACTTCCAAGTCCACCTTTTGTTATAGTATTTCCATCTTCAAGAATTTCATATTCTAATACCTCGGAGTAATTATAAATTCTAGCTTTTCTTAACAATGTTTTAGGAAATATTATTTTCTTTGCATTATCATCAAACTTTATTAATTTTCCTACTCCTCTTGTTTCTACAAAATTAGCAATATCTAAGTTTGCTTGTTTTTCTTTTTCAATTTCTTCAAGGATTTCGTTTTTTGTTGTTTCTTGTAATTTTTTAAAAGTATTTCTATTATTTCCACATAAATCTAGACATTTACTACATACAAAACCATCACTTAGTTTTTTACTTGTTTTTTCTTTTCCACAAATTGAGCAAATTCCTTTTTCACCAAATATTCCAAACATAAACAATCCCCCTTAATAAAATGATTAAATATATTAAAATATATCATATTATTTTTTAATTTTCAACAAAAAAAGCTTGACATTTTATATACTATGGTGTATAATAAATACATAAGGAGGTGAGAAAGTGAGTAGGAAAAAGAAAAAAAGAACAACCGAAGAAATCTTAATTACACTATCAATAATACTGGCAATATTAGAAATAGTTAAAGTAATTATAGAACTCTCACAGTTATTCTTCTAAACACCAAAGGGAAAGGGGAAGAAATTCCCCAAGTACCTTACCTCTTACTCAAATTATACTATGTTTAAAGAAAAAATTCAAATCTTAATTTTAATTTTAGGAATCATTGCAGTTACAGTATCTATTATTTTAAAATTTGTGTAAAAGGAGGATCTCTATGGCAGTATCAGAATCTCAAAAAAAAGCAAATAAGTCATACAGAGAGAAAAATCCCAAAAAAAATCAATACTTATCATACCGTTCAACAGCCCGTAGTTTTATTAATAATCATGCTACTTTAGATGATTTAGAAGAGTTAAAACTCTTAATTTCAAAAAGAGAAATATATTTAAAAAGCGAGGATTAATCCTCGCTTTTATTTAATCTGCCCTCTAATTTTTTCTAATGCTTTAAATTTTATTATATGTACTCTTTGTCTTGATATTTGAAGTTTTTTAGCTACTTCTTCACCAGTATACCCATCAAAAAACAAGTATCTTATAACCTTTTTTTCTTGAACAGTACAACATCTCAATAATTCTTCTATAAGCACTTTTTTTTCTAATTTATCATTACTCTCATTTTCATCTTTTATTTCTAAATTTTCTAAACTTGAAAAATATAATCTTTCCTTTTCACCTTTTTTGATTGACTCAATAATATATTGTGGAACTCTATATCTTTCTTTGTCTATAAATCTTCTTACTTTAGCTTCTACATAAAAGTATAAATGTGTCATAAATTTTGTATTATAACTTTCATCATAGGTTTTTATTGCTTGATAGATCCCAAATATACCTTCTTGAAATCCATCCTCACTATTTCCCCACTTATGATTAATTTTTCTAACTGTCTTCAAATATCTTTCAATTAATATTCCAGTTGCTTTATTATCTCCAGCTTTAGCTCTACGAATTAGCTCTAATATTTCTTTGCTCTCCATATTTTCCTCTATAATGCCATTTTACTTCTTACAATCTTTTCTTTAGCTGAATCTATAACTGTTTTTATAGTTTCGTACTCTAAATTTATATTTGTTAACTCTTGTTCTAATAATGCTTTGTTACCTTTTATTTTTTCTATTTTTTTATTTAATTCGGTTATTTCAGCATTAGCAATTGATACTATATTATTAATTTCAGTTTTTCTTTCAAAGTACTTGTCTTCAAAATTATTCTCTTCAATTTCAGCTCTTTTAAGATTTTCAAGCAATACTTTAAGCATTGCTCTATTTCCTTCAGCATCTAAACCATAATCTATTGGATAGCAAGTCACTAAATTATCTCCAACAACTACATAAGTCATTAATATTTGCTCATTTATATAAAATTCTGCTTTCTTATTCCCTTCATATGCTGCTGTGCTAATGTATCTAGCCCCTTTAAATTCTTCTTTCATACTAATTTCTAAAACTTCAATTTTCTCTTCATTTGCTTTTTTCCAGATATCCCAAGTTCTGTCACTTACAATATTTGCTTTATGCACTCTTGAAGCATATCTCATCAAAGCATGTCTTGTTATATTTATCTCTTTCATTAATCTTCCTCCCAATCAGCTATTTCTTTAATATCATCAAATTCTGAACCACATTTACAACAATTAAAATGTTTTACTTCCACTACTTGACTTATATCTGTATCAAATTCAGCCTCAAATTCTCCACTTTCATCAAATTTCCCTTCTTGTTCTGCAATGATAGTTGCTACAAATTCAGTTCCTCCACATTCTTTACATCTCCACATTTCCACCCTCCAAATTAAGTTTTTTCAGTTTTCTTTTTTCTTGCCACTCTACTATTTCTTCAAGAACATAAATTAATTTACTACATTCTTTTACTGTCATATTATCCATTGTTTTATCTCTTCCAAGATAGTGTTCAATAAATTCTTTTTTATCTTTTTCCTTATAAACTTTGCTATATAGTGTATTTAACTTATTTTTTTGCTTCTCTGTTGCGTAGTCATTAATTAATCTATCTAAGATTTTTATAAGAATCTCAGCTTGATTATAGCTGAGATCCTTACTAGAATTTTTATTAAATTTACTTTTTAAAAGTAGTCTATAATCTTCATCTTTTAAGCCTGCTTTATGCTTTAAAGTATGAATATATTTAATTTGATGTTTCTTTATTTCCTTCATTTTTCAAGTCCTCCATTACTGTAGTCATAGAAAGAGGAATATTGACTTTGTTCCCATTTTCATCTTTATAATATGCTTCAATAAATGTCTTAGACTTCTGAGGTTTCCAAGCTTCTTTTATTATTTGAACTCCTTCAGTTAGTTCAGAATCATCTATACTTCCAGCAATTTTTTCTAGCTCCATAACTCTTGAAGCCTTCAAGTTGCCGTTTTTATCTTTTTTTAAGAGTAAGTTCACTATTTCAAGTAAATGACTATTTTCATCCTGAACAGATTTATAAATATAGCTTTTAACCTTCTCTATTCCTGAATGAACAGTATCATCGAAACTGTCAAGCATTCTATGCCCCAGTGTTATAGTAAACTTCCCATCACTGCTTGTAAATGTGTGAGACTGTTGCTTATCATTTACTCCATATAATTCAGCTTTTAATTCAGTTATGCTTTTGAAATCATCAAATACTTCTTTCTTAGTCATTGCAATTTGTGCTGAAACTTCTTTCACTTTCTTCATTGAACTCATTACTGTTTCATCTACAAGCTT